TTGCGGCTTATAAGGCAGGCGAAAGCTCGTTCCTGACGGCGCAACGTGAAACTGAAGTCGCTGAGGAAAATGGCGATTACTTAGTCACGCATCCTTGGCTCCCGGCGATTGAGTCATGGCTGCTGTCCAACCTTGGCTCCCCGATAACAAGCGAAGCGATTTTGACGAATGCAGTCATGAAGCCTGTTGAACGTCAAACAAAAAGCGATCAAATGCAAGTTGCTGACGTTCTGAGGCGTCTTGGCTATGAAAGGCGGCGCATAAGGCATGGAGGAGGCCGGTCATGGGTCTGGGAGCGGATTTAAGCCCTAAACGGCTTTGGCCTCACCTTTTGCCCTGCCTTGCTTGCCTTGGTAGGGCCGTTTTTTTGTCTGTTGCTGCAACGAGTTTGCCCCTGTTGGCCTCGCCGGGATCACGTCCCCACCTTTTTCGCAAACTTGGCTGAGCTGGGCGCACTTCCCCCCTAGTCCCTACTTTCTATAAATCTCACATATAGGTGGGGTCAGTAGGGACAGTGAGTCCCTCTGTTGTCCTGCAAGGGATTTGCCCCGGCCTCACCTGTCCTCACCTGTCCTCACGGTGGGGCCATTAGCCTAGAAATAAAGAAAGGTAAAAAATGGCAATAGACATTTCAGCAACGCTGCTCAATGACAAAAAGGTGGTCGCGCTATTGCAAGACCTGTCCAATGAGAAGGTTGATAAGGCAATCAAGTCCGGCATTGGCAGCGCAGCTCGTGGCGCTAAAAAGCACATAGCCAAGGGGCTTATTCAGGGTGGATTGAACCTCTCAAGTACCAGAATTAAGGCAGGGCTAGAAGATCCCAAGATTAGAAACGGCGGCAAGTCGGCCACTATTTGGGCCAGCCAAGACCCTGTTACTGCGACCAGCTTTAAGGCCAAACAGAACGCACGCGGTCTAGGTGTCACGTTCTACAAGGGACAAAGGCACCAAATCAAAGGCGGCTTTTATGCAAAGGGAATGCCTCTTGCCAGAGTGCCAGGAAAACGCTGGCCTGAAAGATTCTCAACCCGCTTCATTCATGGACCTTCTATCTCTCAGGCTTACTTGGCAGGAATGGCAAATGCCAAGGTCAAAGCAGTTACACAAAAAGAAATTGAAGAAGCACTGACCAAGGGCATAATGCGCCGCCTTCAAAGCTTCACGCGCAGCTTCTAATTCTTTCACAGGGCAAACGGGTTGCGGGTGCCCCCCCCCTGGGAAAGGTTCTTCCCCGGCAAGCCAACTGCGGCGGCCCCCCGGCGCAAAAAATCGCTAGTGTCAGACTCAAAAGCGGGTTGCCCTTCTAGTGGTAGCAAGGGATCTCAGCAAGGCTCAAATCCTTTGCCATGGCTTAGATCAAACGCAAAACAAAAATCGCCAAAGTATTGCGGAGTATTAAGACAGCCCGTTGCGCAACAGTTGCGCTTTCTGGCACGATTGCAGCTAACGTCAACGCAACCCCGGCAAGCTATTGAGCAAGCAATTTTCCCCCGCGATGGCAACGCGGATTGAGGTTTGGCCGATTGAAAAGTTGGTCCCTTATGAGCGCAATGCCAGAACACACAGCCCTGAGCAGATCAGCCAGCTCGCGGCATCTATCGTTGAGTTCGGATTTACAAATCCGATTTTGGTTGACAGTGAGCACGGCGTTATCGCTGGCCATGGCCGCCTAGAAGCCGCGCGAGATTTGGCCTTGGATGAGGTTCCGGTCGTTGTCCTTGATCACCTAACGCCTAAGCAAAAAAAAGCTTACATACTTGCCGACAACAAATTGGCACTCAACGCGGGTTGGGATCTTGACTTGCTGCGAGAAGAACTGGTCGGGCTGCAAATTGTTGACTTTGACTTGTCTTTAATGGGTTGGAGCCCGGATGAGCTTGAAGGCTTATTGCCGGAGCCGGATTTTGATGAAGCTGATGGAGACAGCCAAGGGCAGCTTGATGAAATGGACGATAAAGAGATCTCTTGCCGTTGCCCGGAGTGTGGCCATGCCTTTACACAAAAAGCCTGAACTAAAGCTTGCATGGGTCAGCATTGACGCAGCAAGACACGCTTGCCTTAATTGGCACTATTCCAAAAAATTGCCCTCTGGAAAGCTTGCAAAAATTGGAGTTTGGGAAGATGGAAAATTTATAGGCGTTGTGATTTTTGGCCGGGGTGCCAACAACCACATCGCAACACCTTATGAATTAAAACAAACACAGATGTGCGAATTAGTAAGAGTCGCTATGCGATCACACATCACGACAGTCAGTCGAATTTTGTCAATCGCTATAAAATTTTTAAAGAAGCAAATGCCGGGAATGCGTTTGCTTCTGAGTTATGCAGATCCAGAGCAGGGCCACCATGGCGGCATCTATCAGGCTGGAAACTGGATTTATGCAGGGAAATCTCAAGCGCAACGCGAACTGCTTATTAATGGAGTTGAGGTTCATAAGCGATCAGCTAATGCAAAATATGGCACCGCAAGCCCTGAAAAAATTTCAAAAATGACAGGCAAAAAAGTTGAATATGGTCCTTTGCTTTGGAAACATACCTATTTGATGCCACTAGACAAAGAGACACGATGTAAGATTCTCACGAAGGCTCAGCCCTTCCCCTCGCGTTCAAAGCAGGCAGCGGCCCCGACCAGGGGTGCGGCGGCGGGGCAGCACCGACCTGAACGCTCCAAAAATGAAGAGGCCAAAGCATGAGCGTCGTTCAGCTCACTTGGGCCGGTTTCGATGCAGCGGTTGATTTAATCGTTGCGCAATGCCGCCGTGCAAATGTTGATTGTGTTCATGCACCTTCATCACCTGGATTGATGTTGGCAATACCTGTCGCAGATCGTCTCAAGTTTCCCATTTGTGACACGCCACAAGACAACATGCTTTTGCTAGAAGGCCACGCTTGGGACTTCACGTTGGCAGATTATGCGCACCAATATGACAATGTAGAAGCTTGGGTTTGGGTGGATACAACTTTTGAATGTGTTTACAACTCAGTCATTAAAATGCCTTGCGCTAAGCGTCCGTCTATCGCGATGCCATGGCAAGACGCATTGATTGATTATTGCAACGAACCTTTCATCTCCGGCTTCCATGACTGACACAGAATTAAGGGTCAATTCAATTTATGCTGACTTCCAATGGGAGGGCCAAACAATGGGTCGTCATGGCCTTTTTATAAGGTTGCAAGGCTGCCCAAACAGTTGTTTCAATTGCCCTCATAGTCCATACCCTGGAGCACTTGCCCCTAGTTGTGATCCAGTCGGGGAAGAAGTGACTGTCGATCAAATGCTCGATAAAGATAATTTCAAAACAAATACTTACGCAGTTTTAACTTCAGAACAATTGATGGCAATTGTCTGGGATTTTATTGAACCGCCGAACGACATTATTATTACAGGCGGTGAGCCAGCCGCTCAAAATTTGCTTGAGTTGACAGCGTTGCTCGTTGCTAACGATTATGACCCAATTGTTCACACTGGAGGCGAACGCCCGTTTGAGGTTTATAGCGGCACACAAATAAGTGTTAGACCGCGCACTCGATTGACAATGCCGCAAGCGTTGAACGTAGCGAATGAAGTAATTTTTATCATCAATGATTTAAGCGATTTAGCTTGGTTAGACATATTGATGGAGCACATAGACGACACTGAGACTGAAGTTTTTGTGCAAGCAAGAACGCGCACAGCATTTGAATCTTGCAAAGAAGTCGCGCCAATGCGTGGTTTTCGCATAAGTTATTCGCCATCTAGTGCGTTGGAATAATGGATAACCTTTTAAAACTTTCTGACTACGCCAAGCTCATCGGCAAAACACCGCAAGCGGTACGAAAAGCTATTGGAGATGGGCGCATCAAAAAAGGGGTCACGCAAGGGAAGCGCGGTTATTTAATTGACGCAGCAATCGCCAACCGAGAATGGAACAGCAACACAGATGAAAGCCAGCAACGCACGGCGGAAGTTATAAGGCAAGGCAAAGCCAGCGCGGCAGGCATGGAGCAACTGCCAAGCGCACCGAGCTACAGCAAAGCCAGAGCAATTGGGGAAGTTTACAAATCAAAATTGCTAGAACTTGAATTCAAGGAAAAGGCAGGGCAGCTAATTAACGCTGATGAAGCGACAGCCGCGCAATTTAAAATTACGCGCATTTTCCGTGACGCTGTGCAAAATATTCCGGTTCGGGTTGTCAGTGAGCTGGCAGCTATTGTCGGTGAACTTACCCCGGACAAACGTCATGAAATGATGCTTGTTATGCAACGGGAGATTGATCGTTCTTTAACCCAATTGGCAGAAAGCGATGGCATTGGCTAACGCCTCACAAGTTCTTTGGAAGGCAGCTAGGGAAGGCATCTTGCCTGACCCGGTGCTAACTGTTTCTGAATGGAGCGACACGCATAGATTTTTAAGCCAGCGAGCATCAGCAGAGCCAGGACAGTGGCGAACTGAAAGGACTCCTTACTTAAAGGAGATCATGGACGCACTTTCAGCAACTAGCCCGGTTGAAAAAGTTGTTTTCATGGCCGGTAGCCAGGTTGGGAAAACTGAGGCAGGCAACAACTGGCTCGGCTACATAATCGACAATTGCCCCGCGCCAACGCTCGCGGTTCAGCCAACAGTTGAAATGGCAAAACGGAACAGCAAGACCCGCATCGCGCCATTAATAGAAGAAAGCCCTCGGCTAAAAGCAAAAGTCAAAGATCCACGCGCTAGAGACAGCGGCAACAGCCAGCTCGCCAAGGAATTTCCGGGTGGCATTTTGGTTCTAACTGGCAGCAATTCAGCGTCAGGTTTGCGCTCTACGCCAATCCGTTTTTTGTTTCTTGACGAAATTGATGCTTACCCTGGCGACGTTGACGGGGAAGGCGACCCTTGTGGTTTGGCTGAAGCCCGGACGCGAACCTTTAGCCGTCGCAAAACATTTTGGACTTCTACCCCAACAATTGCAGGCCGCAGCCGTATTGAACGGGAATTTACAGAAGGCGACATGCGCGTTTTTGAATTGCCCTGTCCACATTGCGGCACGTTTCAGCAATTGGTCTGGGAGCAAATGCGCTGGGAAGAAAACAAGCCTGAGACCGTTCGTTACAAATGCGCTCATTGTGAAGAGGAATTTGAAGAACATCACAAAAACAAAATCCTTCCGGCAGGAATGTGGATGCCTCAAAACCCGGAAGGCAAATGGCGTTCTTATCACATAAGTTCGCTTTATTCACCGCTTGGTTGGTTCAGCTGGAAAGAATGTGTCGAAAAATTTTTAGAAGCAAAAAAGTCTGACGAGATGATGCGCGTTTTCCAAAACACTGTTTTGGGAATGACTTATTCAGACACAGGCGAAGCCCCTGAATGGGAAGTGCTTTACCACCGCCGGGAAGTTTATCCAATGGGCCAAGTGCCTGACGGCGTTGTCTTTATTACTTGCGGAATTGACGTGCAAAAAGACCGTTTAGAAATGGAATTTATTGGTTGGGGGAAAAACCTTGAGAGCTGGAGTCTTGACTATGCAGTAATTTCAGGCGATACAGCAGGGGATGAGATTTGGGAATTATTAAGCCGCCAAGTCGAAACAACTTTCCCAACAGGAACAGACGGCTTAAGAATGCCAATCCGAATGGTTGCGATTGACACGGGCTATCGCACGCAAGAGGTTTACCGCTGGGTCAAAACTCGATCGGCTCTAAGCACTATGGCCATCAAAGGCCGCGACACACAGAACACAATTCTTGGCCTCCCGTCTCCTGTGGAAATGACCGTTCGCGGAAAAAAAATTAGAAGCGGAATTAAGGTTTGGCCAGTGGGCGTAAGTGTCGCAAAAGGCGAGCTTTACGGGTGGCTCCGCCGCAAGCAACCGACAGACGCAGATGAGCCGTTGCCGTTTGGTTGGTGCCATTTCCCGCAACACCCTGAAGAATTTTTTAGGCAGCTAACAGCCGAAGCATTAGTGAGCCGCATTGTGCGCGGCTATCAAAAATATCAATGGGAGCAAACAAGGGAGCGGAACGAAGCGTTGGATTGCCGGGTTTATGGCCGGGCTGCCGCCGCCGCTGTTGGTGCTGACCGTTGGGATGATGAGCGCTGGGCTTACGAAGCCGAGCAGGCCGGGGCTAGCCTTACGGGTGAAATGCCAAATACAGGCAAACAACCAAGAAATCAGATCAAACGGAAGCGA